GTACTTGATCGGGTAGTAGCCGCCCTGGAGGCTGACCTCCTTGCCGTCGACCGTGCGGACGGTGAACGGGACGGGCGTCACCCAGGTCGGCTCCTTGCCGTAGAGCCTGCGCTCCTTGGCGGCGATCTCCGGGCGGTAGCCGTCGATGAAGTCCCACACCTGCTGCACGGCCTGCCACTCGGCCTCGGTCAGGCTCTCGAGCACGGGCTGGATCTGCTCAAGCGTCCAACCCTCGCCGTCAAGCAGGCGCTGGCGGTTGCCGTCGTTGCCCATGTTCAGGGCGATGGCGAGCCGCGCCTCCCGGTTCAGGCTGCGCCCGATGGACGGGAAGTGCATCCCCTTGCCGCCCATTCCGCCGAGCGCGAACACGGGCTTTAGGATCTCGCCAAGCCTGAGCGATGCCTTGGCCCGCATGGTGGTTTCCATGTCGGAGGCGTCGTTGGCCGTGCGGATGATGGCGTTCCAGAGCGGGCCGTCTTCCTTGCCGCCGTCGAGGACGCGGGCGATGGACGCGGCCTTCAGGTGCTGGGCGGCGAACCCGCGCAGGAACGCGGCGGCGCGGCCGATCCCAGTCAGGGGCGTGCGTGGGTCGAGGCTCAGGCCCCGGACCTTGCCGGCGGCGCGGATGCGCGTGACGATCTCGTCCCGCTTCTCCTCGAACGCGGCGCGCTCCTCGGCCAGGCGCAGCTTCTGCTCGTTCTTGCCGATGAACTCGATCTGCTTCACCGCGTCCACCAGGTCGCGGAACTCGCTGACCTTCATCTCGCGGTAGTTGACGCGGCGGGCTTCGTTGGCGATTTCCGGGGCGATGTCCGGCACCAGCCCGGCGGCCTCCTGCTCGGCGAGCCAGTCCACCAGCGCCTTGCGCTCGTCCAGGCGCTTCAGGCTGACGGCGGCCACCTCGAAGCGGTCAAGGAGCCCGGCGACCTGGTCGGCCGCCTGCGCTCCCATGCGCTTGACGTTCTCGTCCCTGAGCACCCGGCGCAGGTACTTGACCTGCTTGTCGACCTCGGCCTTGACCCGGAGCGCCTCGGCGGCGAGCTGGTTCTGGTAGAGCTGGGCGCGCTTTACCCGTATGCGGGCCTGCTCCGGATCGGCCCCGTAGCGCGCCTTGATCTCTTCCGTGCGCTCCTGAGCCATCCTGGCGGCCTCCACGCTGGCTGTGGTGGCCTCGGCCACGGCGGTCAGCTCGTCGGCCCCCGCCGCGATCCGCTCGTTGTAGGTCCGGGTATAGGCGGCACGGCCAACGGCCACGGCATCCACGGGCGACCCGATGCGGGATGCGTCACGGGCGGCACGGGCCTCGGCGGCCACGAAGTCGCTCGGGCGCACGTCCCGGACACGCTTGCCGGCGATCAGGTCGCGGGCGACCTGCTTGGCCGCATCGACCATCACCCGGGCCGGCTCGGTCGCCTTGGACAAGTAGCGCAGCTCGACGGCCACGAACCGCGCCCTGGCCTCGTTGTGGAGCGCCGCCTGCACCTCGGCCTCGATGGCCTCCGGGCTCGTCATGTCCCCGAAGCGCCTGAGCATCTCGGCGTCCGTCCGCTCGGCCACGATCTCCTTCATAGGCCGGGCCGCGACCAGTGCGCGGATCATCTCATCGCCGCTCGAGTAGCCGAACGTCTCGGCCACCAAATCCGGGTCGATTCCATCCAGGCCCATCATGCCGCCCTTGCCCGTCCCGAGTTTGGCGATGTCCGGGCGCACGTTCGTCGGCACGGCCATGCCCGTGGCCCGGATCACCTCCACGTCCTCGGCAGACGGCAGGCCGGCGTACATGGCGCGCACCTTCTTCATGTCCAGTCGGTGCGTCTTCTGCACCTCGACTTCCGCGCCGCCCATCGACCGGGCCAGCTCCATGAGTGACGCGGAAACAACGTCGCGCTCGGCGTCGATTTCGTTGCCTTCGGCGTCGATGAACTTCCCGGTGCGTAGGTAGGTCATCGCACGGTAGACGGGCTCGAGCCTGACCTCGGCGGCCATCTCGGCGGCGACCTCCTTGCGCCTGGCGTCGTGCTTCTTCTGCACCTCGCGCAGGACGCGGCTGCGGGCGTTCCCGAGCCACTGCATCTGCCGCATGCTGGCGACGTTCATGTCGATGACCGACGCCTCGATGGCCTCCTGCTGCATCTGCTGGTACGCGGCCCACTCCGCGTCCGACATGCCGCTCTCGGCCTGCGTCTGGAACATCGGCTTCATCTCGTTGATGGCCGCCTGCCGTGCGATCTGCTCGTCCGTGGCGAGCATGCGGTCCATCACCTGGCGGACCTCCCCGGTCAGGATCGGCAGGTCTTCCCCGAACTCACGGCGGTAGATCGCGTTCAGGTCATCGCGGATCGAACGGTAGACGCGCTTGAGCCACGCGCTGAACCGCTCGAACAGGCCCTGCATCTCGGCGCTCGGTGCCTTGCCCTCGAACAGGTAGACCTCGAACGAGTATGCGAACTGCTCGTGCGCCTTGCGCTTCTGGTCGAGCGTCATGCCGTTCCACGCGGCGAGTCGCGCCTGCGGCGTGTCGCCTGCGATGCCTGCCCAGCGGAGCACCTCGTCCAGGTCGCTGACGATGCGCGCCGGGGCGTCCGGCATCTGCGCGACCTGCTCGTAGAACGTGAGGAAGGCGTGCGCCGACTCGTGCAGGAACGTCGAGAGGTCGGCGGTCTTGTTGAGGATCGTGGTCAGCCGGCGCGGATCGAAGCCGCCGCGGGGTGCGCCCGGCGCTGGCATGGCCTGGAACAGCGGCAGGCCGGACTCCAGCTTCTTGACCATCTCGGGCGTGACGGGGAAGCCGGGCTGCGCTGGCAATTCTTCCGCAGTCGGTTCCCGATACCACGCTTCGCTTTCCGGTGTTCTTAGATCAATCTCAACCGTTCCAAGCTTCCCCCCGCCGTACTTCTTGAGCAGCTTGTTGGCCGCCGCCGGGACGATCTTGTCGTAGAACTCCATCATCCCCTTGCCGCCGACCTTGAGGCCGTCGCCGCTGATGTCGCCGCTGCGCTCGGCCATGACCTGCTCGGCAATCTCCTTCGGGACGATCTCGTCCAGCGGCTTGCCGTCGAACTGGCTGCCCGTTGAAATGGCAACGCCACGATCATCAATCGGGATCTCGATGAGATTCCCCCGAAGCGGCGTGATGGTGACCAACTTGGTCGCGCCACGCGAGTCGTATCGGTTCCACGAAATCTCGCGCACCTGCTTGCTCAGGTCGTAGCGATCCGCGCTCTGCTTGCCGTTGACGAACGCCACGCGGTCGTAGTTGCCCTGCGTGGCCTCGAGCAGGATGTGCTTCAGGCCGAGGTTCAGCCAGCCGTCCGTGGTTTCAACGAACGGGGCGAGCGGAATCAGGTCTTCCCGCTGCAAGGCGAGAATCTGATCTTGGAGCTCGATGTACCGCTGGCGCTGCGCTTCGGTTGGCTCACCAGGCGCATCAGGAGCCATGACAGTTCTACGCAGTTCTTCCTTTTCTGCCAGCAGTTCATTGAGTTGCGCGGCCTTGAATCCACGCTTGCGCCCAGCCTGCCCCCAGTCGCTCTGGATCTCCTCGACGAACAGCACGCGCTTGCCATCCGCATCGACGCGGTCGTTCAGGCGGAAGTGGACGAGGACGTTCGGTTGGTCCCAGTGGCCTGACTTGAATCCGCCTTGTTTTCCCAAGCCGTAAGCCAACGGGGCCATCTGATTTTTCACCCATGCAACGGCACTATTTTTATCGCGTCTTACGGTTTCATCACCAGCAAAACGTGCCCTCCAAAATCCGTCTTCTTCCTCAAAGACAGAACCTCTTGCTTGCGAAACGACGATGTCAACGTTCGGATCTTGGAATGTCAATTCGTAATATTCTGCCGCTCCTTTTAGTGACAGGTTGTCAGACACAGCAATTCGCGCAGGTTGATGAGGTAGGCGAATCAGCACCTCGCGGTAGTTCGTGCCGCCCGGAAGGACGTACTGGGAGAACTTGCCTTGCTGAACATTTTCACCACCACGGAAAACATCGTTGACAACGACTTGCGCCCAATCCTCACGTTGGATCAATTCTGGAAATGGACGAGCAAGTGCGCGGTAAACATCGCCGTCATTTTCAATTGCCAGCAACAGTGCTTCTGGGGCGTTTCCTTGATTTTCTTGCGCGTAGCGAAGAACCTCTGGAATGGCGTATGGGCTTGCATAATTGATGCGCGACACATCCTGCCCAAGCTGCACGCGCTCCACGCGCACGCCGTTGTTCTTGAGGAACTCGGCCACGGCCTCCTTCGTGACCTTGCCCTCCTGCATGTCGAGCCAGTCCGTCAGGCCGCTCCAGTCCACCTCATCCTGCTTGACCTCGCCTTTGTTGACGAGCCCCTTGATCCGCTCCTTCCACCCGGACGGCGCAATGCTCTTGGCGTCGATGGCAGACACGCTGCGGTCGAGCGCCGAATAGAAGGTGGGCTGCACAGGAACCTGCTCGAGCACAGCGGCAGGCGCCGCCATGCCCTCGCCCTCGACGCGGACGGGGAAACGCTCGTACACCTGCTTCGGAGTCAGCCCCATCGACGCCGCCTGCGTCACGTAGAAGTCGCGCATGAACTGCGCGCTCGAGCGGGCCGCACGCTCGTCCATCTGCCCGGTCGCCTGGATCTGCGACGCCAGCGTGTCCTCGATCTCACGCGCCTCCTGCACGAAGGTGCCGCTCGCGGACTCTTTCTCGGCCAGGATGCGCTCGGCGTCCTTCACGACCTCCTGCCGCCGTGCCTGGAACTCCTGCGCCTCGGTCAGGCTCATCGCGTCCGGGTCGAGCCGCATGTGCGGCAGCAGCGCGTTCCCGAGATCCGTGTTCGCCAGCCGCGCCCCGAACCGCGCCGTCTGGATCGTCACGTCCCCGCCCGTGGCGACCGCTTCGTCCACCTGCGCCTTGATCCCGGGCAGCACCTCCTCGAGCTGCGCCGCCGTCAGGCCGCTCTGCGCGAACAGCTCCTGCGCCGTGCGCCCGTCCACGTAGATCGTCTCGGCGGGGCCGTCCTTTGCCTGCGCCTCGAGGAACCGCTCGTATGCCTCCGGGCTGCGCTTGGCGAGCCTGCTGTCCTTGCCGGCCGTGGCGAGCTTCTCAAAGAACACCTGCTGCCGCTCGGTGTTGGCCGCACGGCTCAGGTCTACGTACAGGTTCGCGCCCGGTCCGATGCCGCCCAGGATGGCCGACCCCATCGCGCCCTGCACGAAGGCGTCCACCACGCGCTCGGTGGCCTGCCGCAGGCCAGTCTCGCTGTCGATCCCGGACGCCGCCTTGGCGATCTCCTCGCCGGCGATGATGACCACCTCTTGGAGCGCCTCCTCGCTGGCCTCGGTCCCGACCTGAAGGATGTATCCCTTCCCGGCCGCGGCGAGCGCGGCGCGTGTCGTGGGCTGCGCGACGGCCTTGGCGACCGCCTCAGCCATGAAGCGCTTGGCAAGCGCCTGGAACGGCTTGGCGGCGATCTTCATGCCGACCACCTCGATCACGCCGTTCAGGAACCCGCCGGCCACGGACACAGGGATGGCGACGTCATCCTCGACGCCCTCCTCGCGCAGGTCGAGGTACAGGTTCCCGGCCTCCATCTGCCCGGTCGTGGCGACCACGCCTGCGGTCGCGCCGAGCGCGCCGCCGGCAACCGTGCCGACCACGGGCACCACGCTGCCGAGCGCCGCGCCGCCGACCGTGAACGTGCCGATCCCTCGGATCTGTGCAAGGTTCTGTGCGATGACCTCGGTGGTCGCGCCCAAGAACCCGACGTCCACCAGCTCGCGCATCCGGTCGCGGATCTTGGACGCACGCTCGAAGTCCTCGGGCTGCGCCAGGCCAGCCATCGCCATGCCGCCGATCTCTCCGCGCTCGGCGCCGAGCTGGCCGCGCTCAAAGCCCCGGCGCATGCCCGGCGTGGCACCCGTCCAGTACACCATCGCCCAGTCCTGCATGATGGGCCGGATGGCATCCAGCACGCCGACGTCATCATGCGCGACCTCCGCGAACTCCTTGTTGGCGAGGAAGTTCGCCATGACCGGGTCGGTGCGGAGGAAGTCCTTTGAGCGCAGGTCCGCGAGGTACGCCTGCTGCTCGGCCCGCTGCATGTCGGCACGGGCCACCTCGGCCGGAATGCCGACCTTCCTGCCCACCTGAATGGCGCGTGCGGCCTCGTCCGGGTTGACGGCCCGGGCGCCGAGCACGGCGGCGTCGAGCGACTCCGTGTCCTTCTCTGCGATCTGCGCCGCCACCCGGTCGACGTCCGGCATGGCCATCGTCGGCTGCGAGGTCGGGATGGCCGCACGTGACGCGATCTCGGACGCAATCGGGTCTAGATCGTCCTGGACCTGCGAGGGCGAGAATCGTGCCATGCGCTCGTTGATGTCCGGCTCGATCACTTCGGCTTGCCCTTCCGGGTCCAGTATTCAAGGATCTGCGCCTCTGTCGGGGACGCGATGCCGGCGCGGACGAGCTGTTGCTCAGCCATGCGGTACTGCGCGATGGGCACTTCCTGCCCGCCGATGTCGTAGTACGCCTTCCCGAGCTCCTCCTGCGTCATCATGGCGACGGGGACTCGGCGGTCGCTCCAGAACCTGACGGCCACGTATGCCTCGTCGGTGATGGCCTTGCGGATGATGTTGCGCTTTTCGTCCGGGCTGATCTTTCCGCCGCGCTCGCGCTGCGCGACCTCGACCATCTGCTTGACGTTGTTTCTGAAGATGAGGCTCGCCTGCTTGTCCTTCGTGCCTTCCTTCGGGCTGACGTACCTGTCCATGCCCATGTCTACGAGCAGGCGGTTGATGTCATCCGCATCGACCTGTGCCTCGATGATCTTCTCGGGCTGGTTCATCTCCGACAGCAGCCTGACGTAGGTGCCGGGCGTCATCTTCGTGCGGTTGCGCTCAAGCCACTCGCGGGTGAGCATGGCCGGGTTACGTGCCAGCTCCTCCTGCACGCCGATCTCGTCAGACTCGCGCTGCTGCGCGTAGAACGACTGTCGGTCCTTCGGGCTCAGTGCGGCCATCTGGCTCTCAAGCGCCGGCGGCAGGTTGAACATGGAGTTGCCCGGCACCGCCATGTGGTTCTCGTAGGCGTCGATCAGGGCGCGGTATTCCTGCGTCCTGAGCGCCTCGTCCTGCGCGTACTGCGTCCTGAGCTGCGACTGCACCGCCTTGCGGACGTCGTCGTCCTTGATCGACTCGGCGCGCTCGAGCGCATCGCGCAGCGTGGCCGGCGGCTCGGCGCCCTCGGTCGCCTCCTGCCCGTAGGTCTTCGGGTCGCTCTTGGCGTACAGCGTGCCCGTTTCCTTGATGCTTGCCGTGAGCTCGCCGATGACGGCACGCTGCTGGTTGGTCATCACGCTCTCGCGAAGCGCCTGCGCCGCCCTGGCGTCGAGCATCTCCTTGGTGTCCGGGTCGGACAGGAACTCGTCGGCGGCGGCATACTCGCCGTTGACGAGCATGGAATCCACGATGCCCTTCGCCATCCGGTCGTGGACCTTCTGCTCAAGCTGCTTCATCTGCGCCGAGTCGGGCGCGTAGCCCATGAGCTCTCCGGCCTTGCGGGCCTCGTCCACGGCCGTGTCGGCGTAGGCGGCATACCTGAGCATCCCGACCGGGCGCCCGGCGGCATCCTTCTCGTTGCGGCTTGCCCAGGAGAAGATGGCGTTGTCGGCGTTCACCTCGCTGCGTGCGATGGCCTCGTTCGTGTTCCAGACGCGCACCTGGCCGTTGCGGTGCTGCTGCATCCGGCTCTGGAACATCCCCATGTTCCGGGCGAGGATCGGCGCGTACATCGCCCGCTGCGTGTCGTTCTTCAGCGTGTCCATCGCCGCCGCGCCGGCCTGCGACAGCTCGCCCATCGACGCCTCGAAGTCGCGCTCGGACTGCTGCCCGACCGTGCCGAGGAAGCGGTCGGCCACGCGCTGCATGGCCGTCGTGCCCATCACGTCGGCCTGCTTGGTCGTGGCATCGTCAATCCCGTCCTGGATCGCGGAGCCCAGCCGGAAGGCGGCGTTTCCGGCCCCGGTCATCGCCTGCCCGAAGCGGGCGAGCTGCGGCCCGGCGAGGTTCTCGGCGGCCTGCACGCCCGGCGCCTGGAACTGGCCGATGTCGCCCGGCGCCTGCGGCGCGACCTGCGGGACGAACGTGGTCGGTACGGTGGGCATTGGTCAGATCCTCTGCGTTCCCACGCCGGAGAGCAGTTCCTCGATGCGGCGGTTCCTGGCCCACGTGGACCCGATCTCGGTGGCGCTGCCGAGGAGGCTGGTGCCGAGGGCCATGCCGGGGTAGATCGTGCCTGCGGTCGCCTCGAGGTTGCGGGCCGAGATCCCGGCCATCGTGGCCTGCGCACCGAGGTTGACGGCGGCGAGGCGGGCGGCCTCCTGCTCGCGCACGGTGGCGGCGCTGATGCTCAGGCGGTCGATCTCGGCCATCAGGTCCATGCTGCCGATGATCTCGCGTGCAGAGCCTGCGCCGAGGACGGCCCCGCGTGCGGCCAGTGACGCCCGTGCGCCCGCCCGTGCCTGCCCGGCGCGCATTCCCATGATCCCGGCCCGCATGGCGCCCTCTCGGCCGACCTGCGCGGCGGTGAACTCGGCGCCCTGCCGGTTGATGCGGGCCATCTCGCCAGCAAACCGCTGGTTCTGCGCCTGCATCTTAAGGGCGTTCTTCTGGCTCTCGGCTGCGTAGTACGAACCGATGGCGCTCGACGCGGCCCCGAAGATCGAGACAATCGGCCCAGCGACGGTCATGCCCTCGGCGAAGGCCGGGGCAAAGCCTTGCATGAATGTGCCGCCCGCCGGCGCGGCGCTGGTCAGCATGGTGCCGACCTCCCGCGTCTGGTACGGCATGTTGAGCATCCACTGCTGGGCCGGGGTCAGGTTCATGTCATCCTCCGATGGCGACCTCGAGCGTCAGCCCGACGATGGTCAGGGGCAGCGGGTCAGACTGCCGCACGAAGATCCGCCCGGCCTGCTGCCAGGACGGCGTCAGCTTCACGCCGATCTCGTCCGTCTTCAGGGCCGGCGGGCTGCCGTAGGGCTCCGTGGTGCGCTGCTTGGCCTCCACGAGGTTGTCGAGGCTGGGGCCGATGAAGATGCCGCTCGAGCTCACCACGCGCAGCCATGCCTCGTTGATGTTCTTGGCGCGGCCCTGCCCGAACGCCTCGACCTGGAGCGTCATCGGCAGCGTCTCGAGGTCGCTGTCGTAGGGCAGGCCGACATGCACCACGGTCGATGCACGCTGGAGCGTGACCGTCCCTGCCGTCACGACCTTTTGCGGCATCACGGCCCCGTCCGCGAGGATGCTCACGGTCTTGCCCTCGAGGTGCCCAAGCCCTGAGATGGAGTCGCGTGCGAACGACCACCGCGTGGTCGCCACGCCGCGCAGGGCGGGCGCGATCACCTTGTCCACCTTGGCCGTCGCCGCCGTGGTGCTCGACGTGCCGAGGATCGTCAGGCGGTACTGCGTGCCGTCCGTGGCCGTGATGACGATGGCGTCGTTGATGTCCGTGGTCGCCGGGAACTGGAAGATCGCGGTGCTCGCCGTCACGGTCAGGACGTCTGCCGGACCCCAGGTCGAGCCGCCCGTCACCGTCACCGTGGTCGAGCCCGTGTTCGTGCCGTCGTAGCTCAGGCCGCTGTCCACGAAGAAGCAGTCCTCGATGTCCCCGACCTGGCGGCTCGCCATGCGCTCGACGTACCGCTTGGTCGTGCCGCCGATGGTGCGCTTGACGATGACGTACAGGCGGTCCTCGACGCCCTCGGCGACCGCCGTGCAGGACTCGAACGACCCGTCCGTGTCGTGGCGGTGCCATGCGCCGATCTGCTGCTCGGGGATGTAGGTGAGGCCCAGCAGCCTGCCCGTGCTCGAAATGAACCACAGGAGCGGCTGCGGAGCCTTGCTGTAGCACATGTCCGAGATGTCGAAGTTGTCGAAGAGGTGCGTGGCGCGCAGGCTCAGGTCGCCCGTCACGAAGCCGCTGGCCTGCCAGGAGTAGCCGAGCTCGCGCACGTGGCCGTCGCGTGCCGAGCAGTAGACCACCGTGTTGTTGACGATGGACGGCTGGACGTTGTTGGCCCCGACGTATGCCTGCGGGCGCACGGAGATCGTGGTCGGGGTGATGACATCGCTGTTGACCGGGGAGATGCGCCACTCGGCGGCGCTCGTCAGCGCGAGGAGCTGCGTGAGCGGCACGAGGTGGCGGATCGTGTTTGCCTCGCGGGCGGCGACCTTGAACAGGATGCGGTCCGTGTCCTCGGTCGGAATCGAATAGGACAGGTCGCTCTCGGTCCCTGATCGAGTCATCCACAGCGTCTGCGGCTCGTTCGTCGTGCCGGCGAACACGCGGCGCTGCTCGAAATAGCTGACCGCGCCAGGGTAGTTGCCGCTTGAGTTGAACACTGGGTCGAAGATCGGCGGCGTGATCCCGAGGTTCGGTGCGATGTTGTTGTCCGTGAACGACGTCGTTTCGGTCTGTCCGATGTACCCGTACAGGCCGCTCTGGCGCTTGTAGACGTTGTATCGCACCGCACCGGACACGGCTGCCCACGAAATCGTGTTGCTCGAGCCCGGCGCGTTCAGGTTGTTGATGACGTTTGCCGCCGCGCTCGGAACGCTTTCGTCGATACCGTTCGCAGCGACCGCCGTGACCTTGTAGTAGTTGTCGAAGTCAAGCGCCTGGCTCCCGAACTGCACGAACCCGCCCGAGGTCCATGACGTCAGGGCAGTCGTGTCCAGCGGGATTCCCGTCGAGTACGAGCTGAACGACAGCGTGGTCCCGGCAGGCGTCGAGTTGACGAGGTAGTAGCCGTCCGTGAACGTGCCGCCCGTCCAGGTGCCGCCGTCAACGTAGACCGGGTCGCCCACCGCGAGGCCGTGGTTCCCGACCGTCGTGGCGACGCCAGGGTTCGCCGCCGTGAATGCGGTGATGTTGAGAGACTGCCCGCGGTTCGCCGTCACGGTCGGCGTGGCGGGCGCAGCGACGGTGGCGCTGAATGAGATCGTGGACATCACCCACGTGGTCGCACCCAGCCGGCGCAGCTCGCGGGGCGCGTAGTTGGGGTGGACGAGCGTCAGCACGTCCGCCGACTGCACGTAGTGGATGTCGAACAGGTCGGCCTCGGCGTAAAGATTCGGGATCTCGTAGATCCCCGCCGGGAGCGCGTACCAGTACGTGGCGTTCGGCGGGGCGTTGCCCGTGGTCGCCGCGATGCAGTAGTAGTTCACGCCGCCCGACGAGACGAGCGCGCCGACCGAGTAGGCCGTGGCACCGTTGTAGGCGGCAGGCGTGCCCGGCCCGAGCGTGGCGCCCTGCGTGTGGAAGCGGAAGTAGCCCGCGCCGAGCTCGAGCACCATCGTCTGCGTGGTGCTGAACGTAAACGGCAGCAGGCGCGTCTTCTTGCTCGAGTCCTTCACCTCGCGCACGAACTGCGTGCCGGGTCGGTTCTCGGCGGCGCCCTGCGGCAGGGCGATGAAGTTGCGCATCGTGGCAGCGCCCGTCTGGAAGCGCACGTCATCGATGCGCCCGAACATCTCGGGCGACAGCTCCCCACCTCCGAACGAGCGGTGATAGACGCGGGTCTGTGCCATCGGTCAGCGGCCAGAGATCCAGGGCGTGATGTGGTCGGGCCTGATGTCGCGCTGGCTGGCGTCGGACGCCTTGGCCTGCTGCACGTAGACGAGCGCCATCTGCATGCAGCGCCTGCCCTCTGCTGCGCCCTCGGAGCCCTTGATGACCGGGCCTGCGAGCATCGACGCGAGGTGCCACGCGAGCGCGTTCGAGAACAGCGGGTCAAACTTGGTCGGGTCGGTGACGAGCGCCTGGTATCGCAGGAGCGCGTTCTCCTGGTTGGTGTAGATCACCTTGTTCCCGGCCGTGTCCGTCTCGATCTGGTACGGCTGCGGCACGTAGGTGCCGCCTGCGACGAACGGGGTGTTGATCCAGCCCCAGCCGTATCGGTCTGCCGGGTAGGCGCGCACCGCGTAATCGTCCTCGGCCTCGGGCGGGAGCACCGACACGGCGGTCATCATGTCCCCGGGGCAGGCATATGCGTACTTCCACATCGTGTACGGCATCGTGACCTGCGCGAGCGAGACGCGCCGCGAGGCGAAGCTCCAGGTGTGCATCTGGAGCAGCGTGTCGCGTGCGATGGGGTAGAAGCGCTGGCACTGCTCGGCCTGCGCCGAGCCCTCCGGTGGGTCGATGCTTGCGACCGTGGCATCGTCCCCGAGGTATGCGAGCGCAAGGTTGCAGAGGTCTACGACGGACGGCAAGTTGAGCGCTCCCTTCGTGACAGGAGGGGGGCCGGCGTGGACGGCCCCCCTCCCTTGTTCGCGAACTCAGGCACGCATCAGTTCGGCGTGGCTTCGGCCTTGGGCTTCCGTCCGGGGCGCAGCTTGCGCTCCGGTTCGGCGGCGTCGAGGACGGGTGCGCCGTCCATGAACTCGAGGACTTCGGGGATCTCCGGGCCGGAGTAGCGGAACTCGTCGCCCGCCTTCCGGTAGCCGTTGTCCACGAAGCAGTCGACCAATGCCTTGACCATCGCCATGTGATGCTCCTATCAGGCGACCGTGAAGCCGCTGGGGTAGAACTTGCGGCCGTCCTGGATGCCGTGAACGATCTGGGCCAGGATGCTGCCCGTGGTGGGATCGGTGCCGTTCACGTCGTAGCGGGCGCCGAGGTACCGCAGGCCGAGGCTTGCGATGCGCGGCGGGATCGCGACCACGTACTGGCTTCCGGCGGTCAGGCCGGCGAGCAGGACGTTCGTCTCCGCGAGGACGGTGTGGGACGAGAGGTTGGCGTTCGCCGACGCCACCACCTCGAGGTCGAGGCTGGTGAGCGTGTTGAACGCGGTCACGACGGTGAACACCATGTACAGAGTCTCGCCCTCGCCGATGTCGCGGGCCTGCGAGAGGTCGATGGTGTCGGTCGAGTAGGCGTCGGCCGTGATGGCCTGGCCTGCGATGGCCGAGCCGGGGGTGTTGGACCCGGACACGGTGAGAAGGACGTCAGTGATCATTGTGAGTGTCTCCCTTCAGGAGTGTGCGGGTCAGAGGACCTGTGCTTCGGTGTTGACGATGGAATCGACGCGACGCAGCGGGACGCCGAGGAACGACAGCCAGCTGTAGGGCGTGCCGAACTGCGACAGGCCTTCGTTCACCTTCAGCACGGCCTGGCTCTTGTCGAGCGCCATGACCGACAGGCCGCTGTGCACGGTCCGGTTCATGTAGAACGCGGCACGGCCCATCGCCATGTTGGGGATGCGGTACAGGGCACGCGCCATGAGGCGGATGAGGTTGCTGGCCGAGGTGGTCGCCTGGCCGTTCGACTGCGCGAGCAGGTCGGTCGTGTTGATGTTGCAGATGCGCACGACGTAGCGCCAGTCCTTCACGACCAGGCCGTTCTTCCACTGGTAGCGCGTCGAGTACGCCTGGAGCCGCGTGCCGTCCGAGTTGTAGACGGTCTGCTCGCCGAGATCCTCGTGCATGAGGCCGGCCGTCGAGCCCTTGGGGAAGGGGCAGTAGACGGTGTTGTCGCCCCAGACCACCATGTACACCGAGGTGTTCGCGGTGCCCGAGTACGAGCCGCCGCCGGCGAGGCCGTTGAGGATGTTCACGCTGTTGTTGGCACCCGTCAGCGCCGAGTAGCGCGGGGCCAGCCCGAGGAACTGCTTCGGGTCGGTCGAGGGGTTGCCGTAGAACATCGTGGTCGCCATCGTCTGGTTCATCGCCTCGAGGAAGGCGGTGTCCTCAGACAGGCGGAACTGCGCGGTGTTGCCGTTCAGCATGGCGAGGTCCTTGTCGACCTCGCTGCGGGCCTCGAGGATGCCGCAGGCCTCGTCGACCTGGGCGGTCGTCGACTTGCTGTTCGGGATGCCCTGGTTGAGGGCGCGCCAGTACACGGTGGGCAGGCCCGTGCGGATCACGACGCGCTCGCCGGTCGGGAGGTTGCCCTCCTTGAAGACGCAGTCCTCGAGGATCTCGTTCGACTGCGACAGGAGCTCGGCGATGATGGGCACGTTGCCCTCGGGATCGGTGCGCTTGGCCCAGTCCGCGAGGGTCAGGTTGGAAGTGGAGAGAGTTGCCATTGCTGTGGTTCCCTTGTTGGGTTAGGTGTTTGAGTAAAGAGCATCGGCGAGGTCGGCGAAGCTGCGCGGTCCGGCCTTGGCCTGCGTGGCCGAGCCGGAAACCATGCGGTCCTCACTGATCGCCTTGCCGGCTCGGAACATGAACCGGATGAGCTCCGGGTGGTTTCCGAGTCCGGTTTCGTTCAGCAGCGTGCGGAGTTCGGTGGTGCCGAACGCATCGAGCGCCTTCTTTGCAACGCCCAGATTCTCCGACAGCTTCTCGCCGCCGAACTCTCGGTCGGACTTGGAGTTGTCGGCCCAGCCGTTGCGTGTGGCCTCGATCATCGCCATCTGGCGCTCGGCCATCTTTGGGCCGACTGCGTCGAGAAGGCGCTGCGCGGACTCCTGCGACAGGTTCAGTTCCTTTGCCACCTGCGAGTACGAGGCCATGACCTCCGAGTCGAACACTCGACCCTCGGGCGCCTTGAACTCGTAGGCTTCCGGCGCCTTGGGTGCCTCGGCGGGTGCCTTGGCCTCCTCGGCGGCGGGCGGCGCAGGTTCCTTTCCGGCAGGGGCCGCATCGGCGGCTTTCCGGTCCTGGGTCGCGGGAGCCTTCTGCGTGTTCCCGTAGAGCTTGTCGGCCGTCGCCGCCACGCTGTCCGGGGCCGTCGATGGTGCAGCTGCTTCAGTGATTGCCGCGGCTGTTTCCATCATCGTTGGTTCCGTCATCCTGGTGTTCCTTCATCATCACGTGGTACTGCTCCGGGCACGCGGCGTGGATGAGGCCGAGGAGCCTCAGTCCCGCGTTCCGGTTCCCTTCCGCGAAGGCCATCTGCATGGCGTTGGCCGCGAAGGTAGATCGGAACACGCCCGCGTGGTCGAGAATGCGCCAGGCCATGCGCCTGCCGCGCTTCTGCGACATGAGCCACTTCACGTCGGCCTCCTCGTTCTGCCTGTCCAGGCGCTCCCTGAGCTCCTTGTCGGCTCGGTCGCGTTCCTGCCCGCGCAGGTCGAGGGGGTCGTAATTCGTGCTCATCGGCGAATGTAGTCCCGCGTTGGTTGCTTACGGGTACTGACCATCGACCTCGTTCACGGTGATGATCAAGGACGGCGTGGCCGGGCGGGTCGGCGTGGTCTGCGTCCCGGTGTAGGCCATCGACACCCCGGTCCCGTTGACCGACCAGTAGATCTGCGCGTACTGGCCCTGGTCGAGGTCCACGAAGAAGTTCCACGCCGCGACGAGGAACGAATTGCCGCCGGCATGCTTCTTCGGGATGGTGACAAGCGTGTTGGAGTTGGCGAGCGCGGCGCCCTGCTTGGCGAGCCAGATGCTGATCTCGCGCTCGTCGTTGCCTGAATTCACGAACTGGGCGCTGAAGGCGATGTTGTATGTCGCCGTGCGTCCGGCGGTGACCTTCGTGTTGTCCACCATCACGACGCCGCGTGAGATGTCGACGCTGTCGCACTCCATCAGCGTCTCGGTGTTGGCGGACGCCGGCTGGTTCGAGACGTCGTAGAACGACCCGATGTACGGCGCCCTCGAGAAGTACGTCTCGCTGCCGTCAGGATCCTTGACGCCGACGATGTCGCCCGATGCGTTGTCGTAGATCCACGGGAACCCCTGCTTCAGGAAGCCCATGTCAGACCTCCACTGGGCTCGGAGATCCGTATCCCAAGAACATGTTCGTGATGTCGGTGAGGGCGTTTGCGCCGCCTGTCGGCGACTGCGCCATGTTCTTGACCGTCTGCGACTGTTGCTGCATGACGGCCGCCTGCTCCTTCGCGGCCATCGCCTGCGCCCGCGCCTGGCGGATGAGCGCGACGTCCTTGTCCGCGATGATGAGCGCCGGGTCGATGCCGAGCATGTCGGCATACACGTCGGCCCACTCGTCCTGGTCGAACTTGTCGAGGATGTCGGGCTTCATCTGCGCGATGGCGCCGAGGTTCCCGACGAAGCGGTCGACGGCGTTCGTTCCGATGGCGCGCTGCGCCTGCGCCAGCATGGACACGAACTCGATGTTCAGGTCCATGCCTTGGAGTTCCTGCGGCGCCGGCGGGACGATCCCGGCCTGCACCATGCGGGTGAAGGTCGTGTCGACGAGCGGGGCGAGCAGCTCGTTGTGCAGGCGCTCGAGCACGGGGCCGAGCATGATGAGCTTCTCCTCGTGGCGCTCGGCGACCTCGGTGGCGGTCATCCGCGTGTTCGGGCCGGCGTTGGCGAGCATCAGGAACAGGTCCGCGTAGAACGCGCCCCGCACGCGCTCGCGGCAGTCCATGATGTCGTTCAGGAGGTACTGGAGGTTGAGGTTCACCTCGAACGCGGTCTTGATCCCGTTGTTGGCCGCGCCGTCGTAGTAGGAGATCCCGCCCGGGAGCATCTCGATGTCTCGGTTCTTCATCGACGCCGGCACCTGGAGGGGCGGCTTCGTCTGGTAGTCGATGGCCTGCGCCTTGCGGAGCTGCTCGTGCTGGAGCTGCTTGACGTCGCCGAGCGCCTCCATGCCGGGGCTGTGCCCGTAGATGTCGCCGCCGACCACGGCCCAGCGGGGGACGAGCGCCGGGAACTGCATGAACCCGCTCTCGCGCAGGAACTTGCCGTCCTCGCCGCCGACCTCGAAGTACCACGACCCGAAGGGCATGTTGCGCGAGTCGCGCTTGCCCATGTCTCGGTCTGCACGCGGCTCGATGGCGTGGATCACGGGCACCCACTGGTCGAGGGTGCCGTTCGAATACATGTTCCGCACGGTGACGGAGCAGTTCTCGAGGCCGAACTCCTTGACGATCTGCGACACCGTCATGTCGAACTCGCGGTAGAGCGTGCAGACTCGGCCCTTGGCGTCGGTCGAGATGCAGTATTCGCCGCAGGTGAGCGGGTAGTGGTGGATGACCTGCTCGTAGTCCGGGAGCACGATGGACGCTGCGGTGCCGAAGGTGCCGAGTTCCTCGTACATCATGTGCAGCGAGCGGTAGGTGTTCGACTTCTGGAACACGCGCTGCATGCGCTTGGTGACGTCATCGAGCCACAGCTTGACCGGGTCGAAGGAGTTCAGTTCCGGGTCCGGCGTGGCGAGCCGGAACCACTGGCGGGCGGGGCTCGTGGCGCCCGACATCATGCCGGCGCCGAGCGTGCGGAGCGCCCGCGTCCCGGTGTTGTCGTAGATGTTGTTGTGCCGGCGCCATCCCTTGTCGCGGTCCTGGCGGAAGTAGCGGCCGTTGCGCGGCAGGATGTAGGACGTGAGCTCCTGCCAGTGGGCGTACCAGGACGCACGCTCAGACTTGAGCTGGCCCCAGCGGGTGAACAACTTGTCCCGCGTGGGCGCGTCCTCGTAGCTCTGGCCGTCGCCGACGTACTGGCTCACTCAGCCTCCGAGGAGCGTCGAGCGCCCGAGCTGGAGTTCCTGCGGGTTGACGCCCATCGGCCCGGTGAGCATGGTCGTGGACGGGCCGCCCTCGGCGCCCGCCTGCTGCATGATGCCGCCGACGTCGGGCTGCGCTCGGGTGGCGGCGGCCATCGCCTGCTGCGACTGACGCTGCTGGCTTCGTGCCTGCGCGGCGGCTGCCTGCTGCGCGGTGCGCTGTTCGCTCATGGCCTGTGCCTGCGCCTTCTTGCCGCTCTCGCCCGCAGCGATGGCGTAGCC